ATTATGGGCGAAGTTTGCGGCAAGGATCAGCCGATGCCTGAGCTGGACCCGAACAACAACCACAACTACATCAATACACCGGAGGGATTCGTACCTAATGTATCCGCAGAAGAAGGAAAACAGATTGCGATCGACTTCCTGAATTCCGTGTGGAAAGATGTTCCGTCCGATTCCCAGACTCCTGATCTGATTGATCGCGGAAATGGTCGCCTCTATCAGCAGGATGGACGCCTGTATCATGTCTTCACCGTAAAGAATACAAAGCTCAAGGAGAAGACATTTGCAGTTGATGTTGCGACGGGGAAGATGTATTATTGCGTTGAGGATAAGCTCCTCGGTCTTGATCGTTGGTTGCAGTATCTCAATGATGTGCAGAAGCGCGATGCTGCAATGGCAAAGGCTGAGAAGGAGCAGTGGAGTGGGATTAAGGTTCTCAGTGCGACATCACGGATGGAGTATGGACTTCTCAGTGGCGATGCAATCCTGATGAACACGACCAATGAATCGAAGACGGTTGAGGTGCAGGTTGAAGGATATGATGATGCTGGAATCCTCTGCGGTAAGTTTGGGAAAACAATCTCCATTCCTGCCGGCCAGAAGTATCACATCGATGTCACACTCCCGAATCCTTGCACACAGTATTCGATTGTTGGTTGCAAAGAGTAATTAATTACTCATAAAAAAAGAAAAGAGGGATTGCTCCCTCTTTTCTTTTTATAACATTTTATCATTTTTGATTTTCGTCTTATGGTAAAGATCTTTAAAATATTCCTTTACGACTTGAAATGTTGATTTGTTTTTTCTCTCTACCAACTCATCCGATAGATGATTGAGATGATTCAGACGAGCGATTGAATCATCGGAAATTATATTTGATTCATCGATCTTCTGTTGAATCTTTTCTTTCATGGATATATTATGATTCCGATAGATTTCCACGACTTGAGGAACCCCAAATTGTTTTGTGAGTCGATCAATAAATTGTTTATCCATTTTCAATGTCATCTCCTTTTGATGTATAACTAAATACGATATCATCTTTATCATATATGACAATATCAAATGGTAAATTGATGATGCGCATGAATCGTGAAAATATTTGTGCTGATACTGATTTATCACTGAAGATGGTTGTCATCATATTATTGATCGTATAAGCAGATTCCGTATGAATATTGAAATCGGACTTCTTATAATTCTTCATCTTAATGATGAGATTGATCATCTTCTTAAATGGATCCCATGACTTTTTCAGAATATCATCATATTCTTTTTGATGTGCATCATCGACTGGTATATGGAATTCATACCGTTTGTCAATACTATGGTATGTCAGAAGCGGTTTGTCTGAATTCGTATCATAACAATTCACTTCGTAGTCCATATGGAATATTTGATTCATCCAAATCATAAATTTTTTCTCACGCATAAATGCAATTTTATGCAGGGATTGATAAAGATTTGAAATTTCTTCTACTGTTAATTTCGGATGACTCATGATGGATAAGTCGAGTAGATTGTATTTCTTATGTAGAAGAATTCCTTTGATGCATTGAGAATAAATGTTATCGGAATCAGATATTTCCGGTTCAAGGACGCCGCCATACAACACGGCTTGAGAACGATACTCCATATCCTCTTTATCTTGTTCCGAGATCGAAGATGCCATATCATTCACATCCGTGGATATGACATCCGATTCGTATTTTTTGTATGATCTTACGGAATCGAAGAATCGTTTTCCATTATAGATCGGGAAATGATAAGAATCTGCTCCAACAACCTGTGTTGTTGTATTATAACAATAGACCCGTTTTGATTTTGGATCAATGTATAACTTCCCCTCTATCATATGATCGGAGAACAATCCTTCGACTGGATACGTATTATTTTTGCATACGACAATGGAATCCATTGAATCTCAGTCTCCTTATGATTGATGGAGATAATTTTGGTATAATTGCAATGCCAATGCATGAATATCCAACGCATTAAATGTATATGCTAGTGTACGGATATCATCGATTGGTAACAGCACAATACTTCCTTCTCCATTGAACATTAATCGCATTCCTTCATAATATGTATCATCCTGTGTAATAACGGTTGGATCCATTATTACACTACTTCGACCACATAAGAAAGAACGGTGTACTTTTTTTGCTTCCGTCTCATTTAACTCCAAACGACTTCCGCGATAGGAATATAATTTCGGAATCTCAAAATCTTTTAAGATTCCATTCAAATTATACAGAAAAATTGGAAACGTAGCCTTTGTTAGCGTTAAATGATCGGATGGGTTCCACTCTTGTTGCGTTTGAAATGATCCATCTTCTGTAAATCGGAGGATGGATAATTGAATGAATGGATTTAAATTCAGATCCATGAAAATATTTTCATTGACATGATTGATCCGAAACAAAGGATATTTATCTCGTTCCGTATCCAATACAACACTAAAATCAATTGCCAATTTACTATGAATACGGAGCAGGTTATATTTTATACGTGCTTTCATTCTTTCTCCCCCGATTCATCTTTCAGATAATCTTCATTAAATTTTCGGAAAGACAATCGAGGATCTTCTTCAACAATGATTTGGAGTGGATTGGAAGTAACACCAGAAATTTTCAACTTTCCTTCTCCTGCTTTAAATAACGCATCCAATACAGAATTATATTCATTCTCATCCTTGCAATTGAATGTAATCTCAACATAATCATCGCCCAATGGATACTTTTTCAGATATTGTGAGATTTTATAATGCATCTCATTCTCATACAATGAATCATCAAAATAGAATGATTTCATTTTATTATATGGAGAGAGATCCATACTCTGTCCCGGATCAGAGGAAGATCCAGCAGATACGTCGATGAATCCAATCATAGATGGATGTAATGTACGTTGACGAATTGGAATGCGCCGTGTATTCTTTCCACCCAACGATTGTGGGCCCTTCTTTGTGACTTTGAATGCATTCATGAATGTCATATCCGAATTGCTTTCTGCAAATCGTAATACACCAGATGCATACAATTTCATGATGAAAATATCTGGACTGAACCGAAAGAGTTTCAAATATTCCTGAAGACCGGCTTTGTCACCCATGGATACAATCTTATTGATGCGCTCAGAAAGTTCCTGCGTAATAAAGGAAGCAATATATTCATTACAACGAAGACGTTTATTCTCCATCGCAAGATTATCCTTTTCCCAAAGCTTGTAATAATTTTGTAGAATATAGCGCAAAAGATAACGAATATTCTGTTTGTCATATTCATTTACCTTCATCTCTTCGCGATTTGTATCGTCAAGTAGACGGTTGAAGAAGATATGTTGGTACTGTCCGCGCTTTACGGTATTATTTCCTCCTGTATGAATCATCCAGGTATCATAATCATCGATATCATCATACTTCATCTTCGTTTCTTTAAAGATGGAGATCAAACATCCGGTCATCGATTTCACATAAATTTCATGATCAAACATGTATTTATCGACCGATACAACAATGTTTGACTTTTTTCCGCAGGGGAAGTAGTAACGGCTTTCATCCCGTTTATAGTTCCCATTTTCTTCCACAGAAATGAAACGATCAACTTCAAGAAACATCAATGTCTTTGTAATACCATATTCGGAATAAATGTAGAGACAATTGATTGCATTCTTGAAAATCTGGATGGTATGTGTTGGAATGGTGTGAACCTCACCATCAATATCTTCAAAATCTCCATTTTCGATACGAACGCAAATTGGCATAAGAGACTTTGTTGTGACTGCATTGAAGGATGGATACAACATCTTATCCACCATCTGATAGATGAGATAATACTTCTTTCCCTTAATTGTGTAGAATCCTTTATCGTCCTGGATTGGAATGATGATTGGCTTCTTAATTTGCCGAACTTCAAATTCACCTTTCTTATTCATTCCTTTGAGTTCGATATCGATATACATGACAGAACATCTGGACTCCGCCATACTTTTGATGGCTTTGTTTTTATTCTTATTTCTGCGAATGATGTAATTATTCTGGTCGTAATCCGCTTCTCCTTTGGGATCATATTCATATCCCAGAATCTTGATTGCAGGAAGAATTTCCAATGATTTGAATGCTTGATAAATATATTCTTCGATTGGTTTATCAAATGCTTTATTCAATATATCAAGATTGAGATTATCTTCGTATTTATTTCCCATCTTGTGTAGAAATTTTCGCATAACGTCCTCCTAAAATTACATGAAATATTGCAGAAAAAATATATAACCCAATTCATTTTATAATCATATTGTAAGAAGTTTTTCATAAAAAATAAGGAGAGATTGCACCCTCCTTACCATTCATCAAAATCATCATCGCTATCAGAATCAATTATTGATTGAAGATTTAATTTATATGAAGGATATTTATACTCTCTACTCTCGGCATATTGCCGATAGAATTCAGTATGCCCATCCAACATCTCAACAAGAGTAACAATGCCTTCATCCATAAGATTCTCTAACGACCACGGACAATTCTTCGGTATTATTACACTATTGGATTCAAGAGAACTGTTCTCATCAATGGCAAGATTATATGCATATACCCCATTGTTATATATCTCTTGCATGCGACTTTTAATTGAATTGATTATATTCGTTTTACGTTTTTTCTCTCCCCATCGAAGAGACGAATATAATGATTTCTTCTGTTTCTTGACAGATATTACCCATCCTCTTGCATCTCTCCTTATGTAATGATAATTATCGCAATACGCAAGTTTGAGGAGATGCTCAATCATTTGCTCGATACGGGACCCCAATTTCTGTGAATCGGATTCGACAGATTCCATATACAATTCATCCATTTCCGTTTTCGCCAAATTGAGTTCACCGCGTCGAACCAAATCCGCGATTTGTCCGACACGCTCCGCAATTGATTGAAGACGAAGGAGCAGCTCATTCATTTCCATTTGTTCATTTTTATCCATAATAATCACTTCTTTCAATATCAATATTATTATAAAAATAATATATAATGGAAGGGGATTTCTCCCCTTCCGTTTTTTATCAATTCGGGAATTTTTCCATATATTCAATGGTTACTTCACAGCGGGGTTTGATGGAATAATACAACCCCGCATTCACATGAATGACCAAACAGTCGTCTTCCAGTAATCCGCCGATTTGGAGCATATCCAAAATGGTTTTCTGGAAGTTATCAACATCACCCGTTCGTTTCCATGGTCTCAAATATCCCATCTCTGCTAAAACCTTATCACGAATGGAAAATGAGGATGGTGTTTTCTCGTAAAATGATATTTTAAATTTACATGGGGTTGTAATCTTTTTCATCGGATTCTTTTTTAAATAATCGATGGCCCACTCGCCATTCTCTTTTGCACGCGGGACATACATACGCACAAATCCCATTCGTGTATTTGCACGTGGGCGAGCAGATGGTTTGAAAATTTTATACATGGTAAAAGAAATGGATTTCCATCGAATTCGTTTGATTCGTTTGACTTCCTTCTCAATGGAATTTTTTACACGAACATTTGTCGATCGTTTTCCCAATATGTGAGCAATACGACCAATGATGGTATTCGGAATATGCCCAAACAACTGATGGTATATTTTATTCTCTTTTTCAACCGGTTTCAATGGTACCACACCTTCTATATTTTCATTTCACTCATGCAACCTATGTTGGTAATAAATTTATCTAATGTAGGTATTTATAGGAGGCTGTTTAAATTATGGAATTTATGAAATATTCCAATGAGCATCAGGTAAATATTATCCCGAAAGATGGATATGAAGAACTTGTCCATGATGTATTCAATACAATTGCAGAAAATATGGCAAAGTCTCTTGGTCCTCTCGGTAGCTCTAGTATGATTATTGACGGGATGAGTACAGAGGCTACAAAAGACGGATTTGCTATTCTAAAAAATATTCGGTTCCATAATCGATATAAGAGGCTTGTATACAACCTCATCAAAGCACCGTGCACACGTCTCAACAATAGTGTCGGAGATGGTACGACAACGGCAATCGTATTTGCAAATAATCTCTTTCAGACGTATGAGCAGTATAAGAGTCCACTCAAATCACTTTATCGTCTTCCTCGTGAATTTACCAAAGCATGGGATGAATGTGTGGCTGAAATCATTGATGGAATCCGAAAGAGTGCAACATTCATTGAGCCCGGCGATATCAATTCCATCTACCGAATTGCATATGTAACATCCAATGGTGATGATGAGGTTAGTCGTAATATTGCAGATATCTATAAAAAGACACAGACTGCATCGATCCGTCAGAAAGATTCGCCGACCAACAAATCCTATGTCCAACCGATTACAGGATTCGAATTCAAAGCAAATCTCATTGATGAAGCATATGCAAAGTCCGAAGATCTATCGGTGAAAGAATCGGATATCAACATCCTTATTTTCGACCATAAGGTTGAAAGTGAAGTATTTGAGAAATTCCTGGTTCCAATGAATGAGTATTGTCGTGCTAATAATCGGAAGCTTCTTGTACTTGCACCTTACTATGATGCGCTGGTTGCAAATACGACGATGAAACAGTACGTCAATCATGAATATCATGCACATGGGATCATCAATCTTATCTTTGCACAATATGAGATTGGTAAACTGAAAGAATGGGATCTCAAGGATCTTGCAACAATTCTTCGTTGCGATATCATTACGCAGGAGAATGTTGATAAACTTCTTTCCGTTGCAACGAATGGTGATATCGATAAAGAGATGGATCCAGAAATTACGGAAGAATCTGAATTCCGTAACATGATTGGGCATTGCAGAGACTCTATCCTGTCGTGTACCAACGGTTCAATCTTCCAACAGGATTCGTCTATTTTCGAAGATCGTCGATATCAGGAAGTATTGGCTGCAGCAAAGGTTGAACTGAATCGGCTTCGTTCAGAAACAGATATTGAGCGTCAGTCCTATTCATTCAAAATTTCAGAATCAAATGCGCGTATCGCTCAGCTTGAGATGAAAAATTACATCTATTATGTCGGAGCAAACTCTGCTCTACAGAAGAGAATTCTCTGGGATAGTATCGAAGATGTTATCAAGTGCGTATCCAGTGCAATCAAGCACGGTATCGTTCCTGGATGTCAGTTGTCGATTGTGCGCTCTGCAGCTGAATGTATGGATCGTACCGAAGATCCTCTGAAGAAGATGATCTATTCTTTGATTATGCATGCAACAACATCAACCTATGTCGATGTCCTTGTTGGACCGAATAATGATGGTATTCTGAACACCATGGATGAATGGCGGCTGTTGGAAGATAAAAATAAAATTGAAAAGGTTATCCAGAAAGGCTCTGTACGACTTTCCGAAATTGTACAGAAATCCATTGAATTGTTTAAGACATACGATCTTGAATCAATGGAGATCAATGACAATGTTTTCACTTCTGCCGAGACAGACGAACTTGTCCTACTTGCAGCAAGTGAACTCGTCAAGATTCTTATTTCTAATAACCAGTGCATCTTCCTCGATGCTGAGGTAAATGAATCTCATCAAGAACAGATTGAAATGTAAAAAATGAGGAGGGGAACAATCCCCTCCCTTATTTTTTATCACGTATGATCTTTTACCATTTCTTCTTCCAATTGTTTTTGTTTATCTATCTCCGACTGCAACATTTGCGATATGAGTTGTGATGTAATCATACTTCCTACAAATATGCCGACACCATATGCCACATTTGCAACAATGGCAATACAAAGCATACTTATGAACACCACCAGTATATTATATGGGTATGGGACAAATGCAATGACAGAAGTGATCGTTACACATATGACAATGAATAACTTAACATTTGTTAAAATACGCGGCATTTCCATAAATATCCTCCTTATGGGCGATAGCATTGTATCGCTGCAATTTCTTCCTTATTCACAATTTTATTCATGAACGCATTGAAATTCGTAATGCTATAATCATTCAGATTGAAATTAAATCCACGTACTGAAAGTATGAGAAAATGGTATACTGGCCAATTGAATTTTTTGATAAATTTGGTACGTATGTTTTGGTACGATTCGCATGCTTCATATGATTCATTCTGTTCATTGATATGGGCATGCGCTTCGATCAGTTTTTGAAATTGATTGCACATACTTTCTGTTATATGTTTCACCGGATATTCAATCCAATATCGTCGTGCTAATTGAACGATCGATCTTCCAATATCGTAAAGATCATGAACGGTGAACATTGGGTCAATCGATTTTAGAATTGGATCAACATGTATTCGTATCCATTGTACTGTATTATGGTGTCTCAGACCATTCAGATCAATCGTCCATACATCATTTTGATGACGGATCTCCAGTTGATCTGTATAGAAATTATAAATGAACATAATTCCGCGATTCACGGAATAATCGTTGGTGAACAGAGACTCGGTTGACGACATCATGATTCCTCCTTAGTAATATAAACTCCTATATCAGAATAATATATCATCCACACCACAAATAGGAAGAGGGATTTCTCCCTCTTCCTATTCTTATATTATTTCACAAATTATTCTCGTTCTGTGTAGTCGAGGCTAATCCATCCCCAACCATTACACATTTTACCCCACTTAGATGCACCAGGGCCATCTGCTTCATCGCAAATACCATAGAGTCCCTGATCCATAATGGAGGAATTAATTCCAAAATTGGTACCAGGACCAGAACGCACATTCAGAAGTGTTGCAACAACACGAACGTTGTATGGATCAAATTCCGTTGAAGATTCAGGCTCTCCATAATATTTATTATAGAATTCCATGCCATAACCAGCACGGCGAATCTCAACTTCTTCGCTCTGGTCTGCAGGACGTTCAAACTCATGGAGAATATAATCGGATGCTTCTCGCACAGACTGTGATGCATTTAGTGTTGCAATGTCAATGGATTCCTGTAGTTCCTTCCAAAGATATGCAAGCTGCATTCCCATATCCCCGATGGATGCGCAGGATGCTTTTGCAAAATCCAGAAGTCGTTCCTTACGGCTCCAATACGTCCATTGGGCAAGACCATAACCTGCCTCATCATGTACGAAATTATCATAACTTCCATCATCTACAGCTTTGGTATATTCATCGTCATTCATTTCGAGAGACTTTTCAAAACTATTCTGTAGATTATTTGGAATCAGACCGGATTCTGCATAGATGTTGCCCATCAGACCACAAAGTGCATATGGATTCAATCCCACATCCGTAAAGAATTCATGGAACTGATCTGCATTTGATTTCTGATTGGATGCCTTTGGTTTATAAGAAGGATTCCCCAATCTCCTATTTACTTCATCAGAAATATACTGATATTTGCTCAGAAGATAAGGACCTGGACAGCATGTCGGGTAACAATATTGGTGAGGAATCAGATTCTGTTGATCTGGATCATCTAACAGAAGTTCTTTATCTGCCTTCCAATTCAATGCACCGATACCATTGCGTTGACAAATATCGACACAAAGATCAATGGTTCTCTCCAAAGCTGTATCAGAAACATGCCACTCTGGTGCCCCACCATCATTTGCAACTTCGATCGTCACCACTTGATTATCGATCACTCGACTTGCACAACACCATGCACGATCATCTTCATCAACATATTGACCAATGCGACCACTTCCGTCTACACAATAATGTGCAGATGCTTGTGTGTTCGGGTTTGCAAATACTTGACCACAAGTCTCAATTGTAAGGTTCCCGGCACAGTGGTGAATCGAAATTCCGACAATCTCTCGATTTCTCGGAGATGTACAATTTGGTGAAAACTTGGTATACTCAACCAACGGACTGTTGCTCATCGTCGTCCTTCTCCTTTCTATCCTTAAGCTCCTGCTCAAATTCCTCTACCTCTTTACTTTTTTTATTCTTGTAAAGATCTTCTGGATTAATCATTATATATCACCCCTTATATGATTCATAAATCCATATCGTCATTCGGATTATAGACTTGTGCTTCACGATCGTTATGATAAAGCCATCGACAGGAAACCTCTTCATAAATGAGTAACCAATGATTGAAGGTGAAATTGATGGAATTATATGAAGGAGATCTTGTCAAAATACGTGTCGGTTCCCGTGATATCGATAATGGTAGAGTAATGACACGAATGATGCCATATTCCGAATATGGAACGTTGCGCGCTCGTGTTCAATTGATTGATGAGTTTGATACCAGAGGGAAATATGGTCTTCCACGAATTGTGGAACGTATTAAACTTGTGAATGAGAAAGATGAAGTTGTTTGGCAAGGATTAAGATCTTCGATTGCAGGAAATATTATTCGTGCACATGCAGAAGAAACGAATTACGAAAAAATTCCTATCGTAAATAAAGTAGATAATACAATAGCCACAGTAAGTAACGGGGAATTTACCGTATCAACATCGGCGTTTGGATCCAAGAAACCATATTTGGAAGAAATATCATCGGAATCGAATGTGTTAAATCCAAATGGGATCGAATATAAACACAATGCGATTGGATATGAAGTGGATAATGGTACGATTGATAAATATCGTCGCAATGGAACGAAGATTACATCCCCATTCCCAGATAATGGGAATTTGAAAATAACACGATGGAGAGGGGTTTGACCATGGCAGAGGAGAATGACGTACTCCCGCGGTCCGTAAATAAAATACCGACCTATATTGCGGATGTTGAAACCGCTGCAAGTGATATTGATAAACGTGCTCGTCTTCTGTCAGAGGATATTGAAAACATACAGAATGAAGTATCCTTTCCAGATTTAGCAGTACAATCTGATGCTTCTCGTATGTTGGCAGCACGATATGATTATCAAATTAGAATTGATGATGACCGATATAAAATTGCAGACTCCAAACCGTTGGAAGAACAGCTGCAAGAAGCACGTGCATCATTAGGTATTCCCGTGCATGGAAATAATGATATTGCGCGTGCAATGAAATATTATATGTATAATCGCTTTCATGGAGCAGACTCAAATCTTGCATTTAGTAAAGCATTTACTTATGTATTTTTCACACGCCCCGATTTGAATCTGTTGAATTGTAATGGAACGGCAAATGTGAATACATTGGCACATCCAGAATCGGCAATTATGTATCGACGAAATCCATGGATTTTCAAACTGCTAACGGACTGTACACGATGTGGAGATAGTAACAATTTTAACATGCTTCTATCCAACCAATGCAAATCATTTAGTTTAAATGATAGCCAGCTTGACACAACAGAAAGTGGTGCAAGTTGGGATGGATATCGTATGAGCTATGGTACCCTGTTCAACAGTAGAGCAGCGGGAGAATTCACTTGTACATTCACAGAACTGCAAGATTATTCCGTACTCAATCTCATTCGGATGTGGATGTTGTATATTCATAATGCTCGTCTTGGGCAATGGAAACCATCCTACAATCTGATGAGTCAAACGGATACTTGTTCTGTCGCAGCAAATCCATCACAGAACACCAGTCATGTTTTTACAAAAACATTGGATTATGCGGCATCCGCATATGTATTTAAATGTGGACCTGATGGTTCTGATATTCTGTATTGGACCAAATATGGTGGAATTATTCCTGTAAGCGGTGGAGAAAATGCATTGTCGTGGAATGGTGAGATTGATGATCGACCCAATATTTCCATCACATTCAAATATATGTATAAAGTTCCGTGTAGTGGATTTTCATTGGTGGAATTTAACGAAAAAGGTGCTCGGCTCAAAGGTCGTGGAAATCTACAAGCGGTAGACCCATTCAATGAAAATTATGCGCATAGTGATCGACCTTATACGACAACACCATTTGTTGAAATGTATCTACCACACAATTATGGAAACATTGCAAACGGTGTTGGTGTTGGCGGATCTGCGGCAAAAACACAATTGCGCTTACGTTTCTTGAATACGGACATCAACGGAGCATTCACGGAAAAAGCGATGTTCTCCGCAAAAAGATAGGAGGGAATCCAATTGTTACAAAAAATTGGAGAAGAAGATATTTATGTCAAAAATTATTCCAGTAATTTTAACATAAAGGAATTCATTCGAGGCGTGTTGGTCCCAAGAGCATTTCCTGGTCTTGGAATGAATACACTAAATACGGGTCTCCTCGGTATTACGAGTGAAATGGTATCAACTGCCATTGAGGATTCATTTGGTACAGCATCTCTTATGATGAATGAAGCATTCATTACGCGTGCACAATTGCCTTCTTCCATCTATAGTCATGCATCATTATTTCAGTTGGGATTTAATTTTGCATCACCCAGTCGTTGTAATATTCTTCTTCAGTTGTATTTGGAAGATGTTATTACGAAATCAGAACCGATTGGAAATGGATCGACGAAACGGTATATCTTGGATAAGGATACTGTCGTTGTGATCAATAACAGCATGTATCGTTTGGATCATGATATCCATATCGATCATAAATATATTGATGGACAATTATCCGTTACCTGTGCATATGCAGAAGATTCGAATCCGCTGGCAACAACATCCGGTACATACATCAAGCATCAAATTACGTCATCAGGATGGATGATGCTGTATTGCAATATGGGATGTTATGAACGCAATAAATCCGTTTATCAAATCACGGATAATCTTGTCACCATAAACTCTGCACTGAAAGTATCATGGACCAATCAGTTGGCAGAAATTAGTGCTACGTATATCTCCCCATCTGGAGAGCGACAGAATATGATGTTGCTACCCAATTATACGGCAGCGCGTTCCGTTCCATATGCATGGTATCAGTTTACCGGTGACAATAGTTTGGAATTATCATTCGACAATAGTCTCGAATACTTCCAGCCATCCTTCAACAGTCGTGTTGAAATTACGACATATACCTGCAATGGCGCAAGTGATAATTTTACAGTATACAACAACCGTCTTCCGCTCACCGTACGCACCAACGGTGGGACATACGAATACAATGCAGGAACGCGAATTGGCGCATTGTGTTATTCAGAATCACGTTATGGAAGAAACAAAGGAACGATTGAAGATTTACGAAATGAAATCATCAATCGATACAATTCTGGACGAGCACTAAATACGGATTACGATCTTCTTTCATGGTTCCGTCAAAATGCGGCAGTCAATGGGGTTTATAGTAAATTCCTAAAACGGCGGGACGATATCTCTGGTCGGATGTTTAGTCAATTCATTTCGATTTCCGACGATAATGGAAACGTAATCCCAACGAATACATTGAACATCCAAGTCGATAAATCGGATTGTGATTTCATCAATGACAATACCGAGTATATCATTCGTCCTGGACATATTTGGCAATATGTCGGAGATCGTCGTGATACGATTACATTCTTAAAAAATATTGACAATAAACCATCCATGGTGACGGATGAGAATATTCCTCCTCATGAATATGGATTTGTCAACCCATTCTATATTCGGATCAATGAGAAGACCAACATCTCTACCTCGTATAACACCATGGTCTCTCATACGACATATCCGGAAATGATTTATCTTAACCCAAATACATTCTTTAATTTCCAACTATCAACGATGTCGATTGAACATGATCTATCCAAAGACTATGCAGATCGATATCGTGTTCAGGTAACATGTATTCCGGTGACGACAACAAATATTCCGGTAACATATATTGAGGGAATCGGAGATAAATTTCCAAAGAAAAAGAATAACCTCCGTCTTGTATTGGCATTCAAATCAAAGAATACTGGATATACCGGTTATATTGAAATGGAGCCGACGGAAATTATCAATCAATCTGCGGTTGTATTTGAAACATCATTTGCGGTGTTGGATAACATGCCGGAAAATGATATCGTCAATATTGACATGCGGACAGATCCAGAGTTCAAATCATTAATTCATCATGGACCACAGGCTGGTCACATTCTTATCGATACAAGAAACACTGAATTTGGCATCTATGTATTGATGAAGGATCTGTATAATACCGCCGTAGATAAACTGTATGATGATGATTCTTTTACGGGATACATTACTGCAAATATTTTCAAAAACGATGCATCCGACTTTTCCATTTATGAAATCATGAATATGATGCGTTCGTATTTAACATTTACTCCAACACAAATTGGAGCCACATTGATTCCAGTAATGGGAATTTCTGCAACAACAGATGATGATTCCATGAGTGTGTTTGTGGATCGATTCCGTGAGCAGTATAAAAATATGGAACCCATTCTATCCCATCTGGAAGGAAATAGTTATCTGGATTTCAAACTATTTAACACATATGGAAGATCCAATAATTATTTCATAGGACCAGAGCATGATGGAGATGTATTGGAAAATTCCAACATTCGATTGGATAATGTTCAATTGAAATTGAAACTGGTTATTTCGGTTTTCAATCGATCGATTTTCTCATCAACGGTATCATCCATCAAGAACATCATTCAGAGTTATATTTCAACAATCAATGACTCTTCAGTGAATAATATTCATGCATCCGATATCATATATCACATCAAAGAGAATGAACCGAATGTGCGATACATTCGATTTGTTGGATTCAATAATTATGATGCGAATAAACAATCCATTTTCCGGAAATATGATCCCTCCAGCAAAGTGGAAAACATTCAAACATACGTACCAGAGCTGGTGCGTATCAACGATAGTGATATCACGATTGTGGAAGAAGTGTGATCGTTATGATTATCGGCGCAGTAAACGTAAGTGGTGTAGAAGGAGATTACATTTGCAAAAATGTAGAAGCGGAATTCTTTACCGATGTTGGCGATTTTTGTATTTGGTCAAATGGATTAATGCCAAATATTCCATTTGGGGCAAAGGCAGTAACACCATCTAATATCGATAAGAATATCTTCCTAAATGCATCGGAATTATCCTTCCCATCCCAAATCAATACACAGAATTTCAAAACGGCAAAATATGTTGGTCGTGCTCCATTGGAATATTACGGAGACGCAACTGAAATTGGTCGTGAATTTCTTCTTCATGTTGGCAATGAGATTGCAAAGTATAACAATGAAGAATTGGTCTTTGGTACACAGGATGCAATGAGTAGTTACAACAAGAATGCATCGGATATGGAAGCAAAACCAAAGACGCGTCAAACACAACAATCAGAATGATATTTGAAAAAATAAAGGAGGGGAGTAATCCCCTCCTTTATTTTATGTGATGGGAAGATATGATAAATGATATATTATCTATATAGGAAGGAGTGTTGGTGATGACAGAATATGAAAAAGAATTCAATGATTGTTTATTACGGATGAGTGGAATTATTCACGGGTTACAAAATATCGTCCAATTTATGGAACAGGGCAATATGCAAATGGCACATGCAGAATTGAATCAATTGGCAACTGAATCTGTAGATTCTGAAGCAAAAATTGTATCCAGTAGATTGGAACGAATGATTGAGCATATTCTGAAACTTGCATATTGTTCCAATCAAAATGATCTCAATCGCGATGCCCGTCAATGGAAAATATCAATCGATAAACAACGGAATGAAGTATATACTCTATTACAGTGGTATGAAAATAAAAGGGAGACCAATATCATAGTACGGGTCATGGATATGATCCCATCGATTTATCGAGGAGGAGTAAGACGATACATGTATGCATCCGACGACAATCCATCTTTATTTATAAATAAAGATCTCATTCCAACCGAATGTCCGTGGACATTGGAAGAATTAATGGATGATACGATTGTCAGTTTGGTTGAAAAATTACCAAACCAAACCGGATTTTACCAATTGTTTGTTGAAGAGAATTATCCATGGAAATTAAATTGTAATTAAAATAATAGAAGGGGATTTCTCCCCTTCTATATTTTTTATAAAAAATAATGCATCAAGGTCGGTTGGGATATGTAATATGTTGATCATCCGGATGTTTGTTTTTATCATATTCCATGTAATTAATGAGATATTGTAGAATGCAAATAATGTCACCATTTCGCACATGATATGGTTTGTAGAAATCATACCCAAGAGGACGCATGTATGAAACATCATCAACGGTAAGATTTGTATCTTTGCAATGCAATACAACGGCGATGATGGAAACATCTTCTCCATCTTTCTGACCGACATTCTTAACAACCTTCGTATATCCAGATTTTGCCCATTCTTCCAATGCTTTATGATTGATGAGAATACTTCCCGTCTTTTCATCAATATTGAATACGCCACCCGTTACGGTGCTGTAATAAACATTATATGGTACCGGGTCGCAATCGGTAAAGATCACATTCACATTATCATTTGATTTGACTTTGATGCAAATCTTTGTATCCGGTATGTTGGAATATGGGCTCTTCTTTTTCAGTCGTTCTTTCCATTCACGGATGATACGGTCTGTTGTAATTTGATCAATGTCGTGAAGAATTTTAAATGATTCTCGTTCTTCTTCACGATTGGATGGATGTGGAGTTTTATATCCATGCGCGGTTGGTGGACGTTCTGGACCAGGGAGAGGTTGTTTTGTATCTGACGTAACAGAACCAATGCATGAATTTGTACATGCCTGCATACATGAGTTGTCGCAGTTTGCAAAACAATTCTGACTGCACTTTGTATCACACCAGTGTCCACAATTATTTGCACACAGCGAACAATTGTTCGTGCACTTCACACTACATTCGCCAATACACATACCAACACAGCTCGTACAGAGAGAACTGCATCCACTGCATGCTTCCGTACAGGATTTCACACAATTCAAATTACATGAATGCTGACAATGCGCACTACATGTAATATTACATGCTGCTTCACATCCGGTACTGCACAGGCTTGAACACGCACCACAGGCCATGTCACAACCGTTTACGCAGGACGTACAATGACTTGCACATTGTTCGGAACACTGAGCGGTACAGGATGCCGACATACAGGTCATGCGGCAATTTGCATCACATGCATTCGTTCCTTCAGAGCCACACATTGCAGTACAGCTATTTGCAATGCAATTTTTATCGCATCCGTGCATACAGGAAGCAACACATCCATTTTGACATGCCGTCTTTGCTCCAGAGGCAGAAGTGCAAACATTTTCACATGAGGTACACTGATCCTTACAGCCAGACATACATCCCTGCATACATCCAGAACCGCATGATGTCGAACATTCCCACTCACAATTATCCTTGCAGGATTGAATGCAAGAATTCCAACACCCGGAAGAGCATGAACCAACGCATGTTCCACGACAGATACCAACACAGTTGACGGTACAACCGGAGGAACACCCACGACCAATTCCGGTTTTGAAATCTCCCTTATTTTCAGAAGGATTATCTACACATCCACCGAAACAGCTCGTGGAACAAGAATGCATACACGATGTGAAACACATGCCCATACATCCGTTATCCCAACACGTTGTCTTCTTATTGGGGTAGAATTGGCAACTGAATGAACATTGGGTGCACGCATAGGGAGCTCCGACTTTCATCTCATTGTATGCAGGCGTACCATCTTTACCACCGCGTGCCGTAATGGATAGTGTTGTTGCTCCCGCCTTTACACATGCCATACCCGCATTGTTTTCACATTTTGATTGGCATGAGGTATAACATAATGAGCTACAGCCTGTACACACATTTCCACAGGTTGCCGTGCAATTATTACCGCATCTCCCAAAACATGTTGTCGAACACGACTCACTGCACTGGTTATCGCACGTTAAATAGCATAGTCCGGAACATGCATTGTTGCATGATGATGGTACTCCTTGATATGCAACACGTCCCTGATAGGATTCTCCCTGTTGTGGATTCCGCGGCGTCATTCCGAAACGAGAAGATGGTTTTCCACCTTCCATTCGTCCAACCGGAATTTTATTTCGATTATTATCGAAATCGTATCCGGTACGATCTGCTTTTGCAGATACATTCGGATTTAGTCCGTGGTAATTTCCATTCCCAGGTTCGGCACCATAATCGTCATAATAATTCGTTTCCGATGGAATTCCCTCTTCGCCATCATATTCTCCGGAGAGCATATAATATTTATCCCCGATTTTTTCATAGGGGATTTTCTTATTGGGGTTTGGTTCTGTCCATGTTTTTCCATCTTTTGTAACGGTAATACGATCCGGTGCATTTGGATCTACCCGATATGGTTTATTGGTTGGCTCATTCAATCGATCGGATTCGATTTCATCAACAAATTTATGCACATTCGACAAATCTCGGAACGCTAAAAATTCCTGCTCATCTTGCCCATAGAAAAGATTGATGTCCCGTATTTTAGATAATCCAACCAAAAAGTTTTTAATTTCATCCAGATCAAATCGTGCTGCCGAGGTTGTCGGTGTTTGACCGTCTGGATTTTGACCAGCAGGATTTTCTCCCTGCTTTGGGTATGTAATATTTCTCGTCGGTTCGATACTTCCAACCGATGGATTGTTGATCGTATATGTCTGATCTGTTACTGGGATTGAAGTTTTATCGTGGGGAATAGAATCCGGAGATCGTTTGTCATCACCAACTTTTGGTTGTGATAATGGTCCCCACCACTTATACGACCCTCTCCGTAACATTTCTTTATTGATACGATTTTTTAGTTCCGTTAATTCTGAATTGGAGTAAACGTCTTTGTTCAAGATGATTCACCACCTTTATTATGGTATTCCATCTTTGCGATGATTGCCATAATTTCAAGATACTTCAAAAATTCATATTCATCTTCCGAGATGATTTTCAATACTCGATTCTCGGGTAATTTACATTGACGCACATCAATATCCCAATCAGGGTGTTTGATGATAAGATTGTTAAAGTAATACCAATTTGCCAATGCTTCTGCATACTTCATGACGCAATGGAATGTTGTTTTCCGATCGGCTGTTCCAATGATCTGATGACCAACAGCCAAACATCCACCGCAGTTACTACTAATTGGACATTCGAAACATAAATCTGTCATACCAGAACGACGTGTCATTCGATCTAATTTATGTAATACTTTTGAACCAGATGCTCTTGTATGAGGACCCGTGGAAACATCCCCAATTTGAAGGCTTTCTACATCGTCGGTAACTGAAGATGGCATATACCTCAAGCATGGATAAAATTCTCCATTTGCCCGTAATGCCAACATTTTTCCAGATCCACCGCAATTCAAGGCGGCCAGAGCACCATTGATTATGATTGTATGCTCTTCAGGATCGTCTGGTAGTATGGGTACTAGGGTAGGACAATAAACATCATATTCTTCATCATCTTCGATGCTGTTGAGCCTTACCCAATAAAGGTTTAGGCGTTCATCATATTTATATCTATGATGATTATTTCGATTTCGAGTTTTAAAGTATACTTCATACCGATCTCGAACATTAACGGTCCTTCCTTCAATTACCATTGTTCCTGCACGTTTATTGAGATAGCATGTCGGGTATTCACCAATGGATCGAAGAATTAACATTAAATCTGATGCAAGATGAGGAGATACCGTATTTACCTTTCGATACCCATCATACATTTCACACCCATCTGTATCCAGATATCCATAAAGAACTTTTATAAGATATTCTTTTGACAATCGTAAAATTCGATTGGAAAAATGTTTTCGATGTGCACCGTGTCCAATGGTTTGACATATTTCATAGAATTGTTGATTCAGAGGGGAACTGCATCGAGATATTGAATACCTTTTCGAAGTTCTTGATTCTCCTACTGTAAACTTCAATCCAGAACGGCATAGCAGATTATAATAGTATTTATCTTCATCATATCCTGGAGTGATTGTAATTCTTTCTTTATGTGTATACCCATCCGCAATATATACCCCTATCAGATAACAAAGGTCCTCGGTCATCCATTTCTCATTTACACCTTTTGAAAAATCAATTAAGGGTAATGCGACACGATCATTTACACGTAATTCTGAAATCGGATAGAATACTGGTTCTGAATAATGAAGAGTATTCTTCCATCCTATGTAAAGAAATTTCTTTGCAAAAACTTTATGATCTTTCGTTAGATGGGTTTCAAACAATCCGGTTGCTTTAATTTTACAATTATCCTTCGAATGTTTTTTCACCATTCGAACAACCCGATGTTTTGATCCGGATGCTGTATAAAGAATATCTCCGACCTTTACATCTTCAATATTTTTATGACCGTTCGGTGTGGCAACTTGTGTTCCAGCTTTGAAGCACGATGTATTGTCGTTACGAGGATTTCCAACGGATTCTGGGCGTTCATTGAAGATGGAAATATAAATATCCTCTAAATCATTTTCCAGGATGTAGTTGGATAATTCTTTCAATTGTTCATATTCGATCGCAGCATGTTTTGTTGTCCATCCAGGTTCAAATACGCAATTCAGATTGATAATCTTCATTCCATTTTCCATGAATGATTTTACCGATTCGAATAGATATTTGATGTTTCCAGGAGCTAATGTCATCTTACTATTTTTATCTGGAACATAGTGCGATGTATAATGTTGTAGTGCCATCATATCAATGTCATAGGAACCTTCTCCATTTGGTTGAATGCGACATGCATCATGTAATTTTTTATTCCCATCAATTGAAATATTGAATGAAATATTATGCGAATATTCTTTGAAAAACGATTGGACATTTGGATTGAAATACTGTAACCCATTCGAGCAGATCGATAATCGATGCATGGTAAACCATGGGTGATTCAATTCATAACATTGTTCCAGGAAATATTCATAAATCTGACGCGTTAAATCAATCTCCAATAATGGTTCTCCACCAATGAATTCAAGAATGATGGCGGGAGAATTATGTTGATTGATATAGTCGTATTTATCATGAAGAAGATCGTCTACAAATTTCTTCGCAATGTCGAGTGTCATCTTCATTGGAGATTTATTGATCTGATAACAATTATGAACAGCCAAATTGTTTGCAACATATGTATGCGATTCTGTCTCAAAATTATATACAGTCATTTCCTTCTGTATATAAGATTTCATAAATGTATTCGTAAAAATAAAATCCAGACGATGTGGATCAAAAATACAGATGTGTGTTTTCGGCTGAAGATCTTTTGCTTTGACCCATCCTTCGGAAGTAAGAATTGGATGTTCTCCGGTAATATAAATCGAATCATCCATCATCACAGATGTAATTTTGTAAATGTCATTGGTTTGTCGTTTGAATAATTTCGTAACCTTTGTCGGATGATCTATTAGGTTCCCATTTTCAGGAAATCCACGAACCATATCCCCTATCTGAATATCTTCGATATTTTTATATGAGAAATCATCCATTAGAATTTTAGTATCCCCGGGTACGCAATATGTGCATGATAGGGAACAATTCTCCGATGTTTGAAATGTAAACGAGTGGACGAAAATGTCTTGGTCTGCGCCCTCTCCTTGAACACTCTGCTTTTCCTTTTCAAATAATTCCGGATATGCTTTTGCAATTCCATCGTTGTATGAATCGGAATAGAATCGGAAATACTCATTTGGATATAGATTGAATATTTTATCCTTGGATAATATCCGATCAACATAATTGAGATAGTCAATATTGTTTGATATAATATTGATATTGAATGTAATATAGGAAGAGTCCATTTTGACATCTTCCGCTAAAACATCAATCAAATTGTCTTTTGAAAATTCGTCACAGTGAATGTATTCATCCATAAATACCCGCATGGCAATACCGAATACATTTCGTAATTCCAATGCTTTCTTTGTAAATTCTTCTTGTAACAATGGTAAGGACGAAAGGTCCTTACCATGCTGAATCATGTATCGTGTACGAAATGAAATGGCATCCAAATCCAACGATAGTCGTTCCATTTTGGATGTTTTGAAAATTGATAGAATAAACTTTTCAAATTGCGGTTTCCGAATCTGAATCGTTTTTTCAAGTAGATTTGTGATCATAAATTCTCCCTACCATTTTGATGTACGACGAAGAATCACCCACACGTCGTATCTTGCTTTCTTACGATCAGCATCACTATGGCTAACCAAACGGAGTCCATCATTATGAAGATAGATGGACGAGTTGAATTCTTTTTCATACGTACGAATTTCGGCATTGTATTCTTTCTTATAATCATAGAACGAACCCAATGCAACTTGTAATTTATACGCCTGATCCATCTCCAACATTCCGCCCATCTGGACAATATCCCAATCCATTGACGTAATTGCCGTAGATAGTGTTATTGTTGATAGCTGGAATTTGTTTGCTGTAATCTCACCTTTGAATCGCCATCCACATAATTTTCCTCCAAGATGCGTAGGCTCTTTTTCATGCCAAACTTCCGGGTTGCAATTAATTCCAGTCTGACCATTCATCATCTGCTCACGGACAACCATTGCAATTTTATTGATGATTTCATCATTTAATTTTGGACTTCCATTGTTGTCTTCCACAAAATACTGACGAAGAAGTTGATCAATTCCAGTCGTACCAATATTGGATAATGTATCAATCTTTTCTGTAATGGTTGGATGGATGGATAATGTACCATCTCCACTCAAATGGAAATTTGCCGGGTTCAATGATTGGATATGAAGTAGATTGGTCAAGTCTCCGGGAGGAACAACATCACCGAACAATTGATCCACTTCCGTTAATGTTGATGAAAGTTTCTCTATATTCAACCGGATGTTTTTATTTGGATCAATGATGAAATAATCGGTATCGAATGTATAATTGAGGATGCTATTGATATCAAGCGTCTTAATGGCATCTTTGATTGCCGTTTTCACATCTGGGACATCTTTTAATACTTCCTCAATATTCACACCAATGGTTCCATTTGGATCCATGAGTTTAAAATGTTTTGTGTATAAAACATCTTGAAACATCGTTGTGACAAGATCGAATGCAAGATGCCGTCGCTCAATGGATGCTTCTTGATATGCTCTGGATGGAATGGAATCCGAACGATAATGTCGTTCTTCAATTGCTTGCTCTTTGATTTCCTTTTCCGTGATTCGTTCCAAAAATGCCAATGGTTGAAGTCCCGTAATGCGAACTTCTTTGAATGTGGATGGGTCATGGTTTATCGTATATCCAATACATCCATTCATTGTACCTGGAGAAATTTGAATACTTTGAACGAATCGACTTTCAATTTCAGAACGAGGCATATATGAACGCGATAGAATATCCCGGACGGTATTGTCCATGAGTGTATTCCATTCGGTTTCATTTCCGAGCAGCTTTTCCAACTTTTCCTTCATGGCATCTTCAACAACCGTATTGGCTGAATATATTTTTGCCATGTCAAGAGTGATGGCACCATTCTTTACAATAAAATACCGCTGATCAAAATTTGGTAATGCACCAAATGATTCAATCTTCCATTTATATACATTGGGTGCAAGTTCAACAGCAATTGCGATTGAATTACCACCAGTCGCACTTCCGCGACGAATGATATATGCATGACTCTGATTGACTGCAGTTGGTATTGGTAAATCTTCTTCCCGCTCGACAACATAAATTGTTTCGATGTATCGATTGATATTCGGAACGGTTGATGCAATCGCATCTTTTACAGCATCAACATAATTTACGACAGCACGTGTTGTCGGATAGGTCGTATAATCTGCCGATGTTTTATTGATGGAAGTCGCCTTATTTGCAACATTCTCTTTTTTATCAAAAAGAATTTTGTGTGCAGATGGATCGACAAGATGTGCTTCAAAATTCGAATTGGTGTATTCGATTTTCTTTGCAATATCTTCTTTATACAGCTCATCCACATAATGCCACAACCGCGCTAAACTTTGACGAATATCTCTATGCACCGAAGGAGATTCACTCCACGAATGTTCCAATAATTTTTTATTGATAAAATCCGTAAGATCACCAGATGCGTTTATCTGTTGCACGGTTACATTATGTGGATTATTGGTATTAGATATATGCGCATGCACATCATCTAAGTTTACATTGAAATCGTAATGTTTCAATAGATCCATGATCGATTTCTTCTGTAATGGTGAAAGTGGTTTGTCCATATCAGATGTGTTATCCACTCTCCCAAGATTCAATGATGCGGATGTGATATGAACATCACCACGCATATTGTTTACGGACGTTACTGGAAATACAAGTTTACCAACGCCCATCTGTTTGATGTTCGTTCGCAATTCGTCTAGAATTTGACGCAATGTTTTATGCGTTGGATCATCGGAATCAATAACTTGGTCCAAATTTGTTCTTGGATAAATGATATCGACTTGGGACGATGTTCCAAGTTCTTCGTTCTTGACTGAGAAGATATCACGTTCCAATACGGAATTTACTTTCCGATTTATCACGATAACAAACCTCCTATCGAATTGGAGTATACTATATTTTGTACCTTAAGAATCCGTTCCGATAACATTATGTTTCATAAACAGAATATGGGAGGGTTGATACCCTCCCATATTATTTAGATTTCAATATCTTCAATTTCTTCGGAATGTTCCGGGAATTGCCCAATTGTATCCATATCAACTTTCTCATTGATAAAATCTTCTTCATTCATTCCTTGTCGAACAATGTTGAGAATTCGCATGGACATCGTCGTTGCTACTTCCATCATCTGATTGCATTCGTATTTGTTATCCTCTGGCATATCATAATTCAAACATTCATGCATGTCTTCGGTAAATGATTCCAATTTCATAAATGCTTGCTTCAGAATACCATACGGAATATCCTTCTCATCTTCCATGGATAGTTACCTCCTTTGAAAAATAAATGGGAGGGAGATTGTTCCCTCCCATATTTTTACTTTGACATATTGGAGTATAGATTCTTCTTAATCTCTTCCAGTTCCTGTGTAACATTTGAAAGTTTATCAAGAACTTCTGCATGGTTATCCGTACCGGAATTGTCATTCGAATCTCCGGCATCCGGAATGTCATCATCGTTGATGATTTCATCATCTGTCGATGAATCATCTGAACTGGAATCGTCATCAATATCCATGTCAGAAACATCATCAGTGAATGAAGTATCCTCGGAAGATGAGGTATTATCATCAGCAGGTGTATCGTCATCGATATTCATGTCATCAATGTTATCCTCATTGACTTCATCCTTGACCTGCTTTGTCACCGTATTGTCTTCCTTGGAATCATCTTTCTTCTCATCAGACGAATCGTCTTTCTTTTCGTCCGATGATTCTTCCTTATTATCATCGGACTGTTCGTCCTTCTGGTCGGATGATGTATCCTCATCCCCGAAGACAATTTCTTCTGTAAAAATATCTCCAGTTGATACGGATTCAACAACCTGTCGATCATCTACTTCGATATCTTCTACATCAACATCATCATCCGGATGACTATCAACCTCAATATCTTCAACGCTATCAGAAGAATCATCATCTGACTCATCCGGAACATCATGCACTGCATCTGGTGCACTATCCGGTGGTGTTGGGATGGTATCTGTGATTGTATTCGATGCAAGATTTACTTCCACATTCATGAGATCAATATCATCGTCATTTAGATCAAATGATTCTGGTTCCTTGGCATCTTCAACTTCATCAACAATGACATCGGTGACTGAGTCATCCGTGTTATCAGATGCATCATCTGTTGTAATCAGATCGTCAATCGTGTCTTGATTTGCTTCAAAAATTAAACTCGCAGTCTCCTGCTCTTGTTTGCGTTCAAGAATTAGTTTTTTGATTTTATTCAGCATATTTCATTCACCCCTTGTGTGTCTGATTATACTCTTTCAGAATTGCTTCTGCCTTTGCCTGCATCACCGTAATCGAATCATTGACATAGTCAATCTGATTGTAATCAGAAATCATATACTTTGGGATATGTCCGATCGACTCTTTAATTTCTTCGATGATGTTATTTCTATCTTTCATAATAGATAACCTCTCTTTCTCATGTTCCAAGTCCGGCTAAATCCGGTTTTCGTGTTCGTAATCCCGGAAGTGTGCGGATTGTAATTGTTCCATAATCCGTATACAAAACTTGCTCACCAATGTGATAGGTATATACACACAGAACATCACCATCCGCAGTTGCAATATGATTTGGTTTTAATCCTTGCAGATAATGTTCTGGGAATTTAAATTTGTATTCGGAAAGACGATATACCTCGAGAGAAATACTCATTTTTCCTAGGGATAGTTCATCATACAATTTTCCATCTTTTAACCATGATGAAAATTTTGTTGTTTGAATCGTATCCGGAACCTTTTCGACAACCTTTATCTGCACCATCGAATGGAAACATTTTGCCGAATGGATTGGATTCTTGGATGCAATCGATAGCATTTGTGTTCCTGTCATTTTATTGACTTGAAATGAAATTCCTGTGGATTGAAATGATGATTTTTTTGCCATCATATCTGCGATGGAAGATTCATTTGGATCAAGATAACGAGATTGAAATTGTTTTACATTTTTTAGAAACGATTCCGATACCGTTGGACGATTTGTTGTTGCTGTAAACGATACACCTATCGGAGAATAGGCATATGGATTATTTTTATATCCATTGGCTTTTAATGATGTAGGTGCATTCGATTGTGGAACGGTCGGTTTGTATACATCCCCAAGTACCCACGAAGAAAGATTATTTCCATTGGACTTGGTGTGCAATTGCGTTTCATAGAACGGTTTCTGTGTTTGGGAAGTGGTAAATACAACCATGTGATTCACCTACCTCAGTAGACCAATTCATTATTGTAGATCAGTTTTTTTGCAATCGTTACCGTAGTAGCTGCATCTTGGAATTTAATTTCTTCCGAACCTTCACCATTTGTATTCGTCTGTCCTCGTACTGTTTTTTCTCCAGAAGATATAAAAACAGCATTTCCTTCCAGAGTTAACTCATACATTGCAGGAACTGCATCTTTGTAGAAATTAATTGATCTCAGTAAAACCTTTTTAATGATGGGAGCTCCACCTGTTTGCATTTCAATATATGGATCATTGAGTCGATTCTCATATCGTACAGTGAGCTCTACCGGCAATTCTTTGCTATAGATTTGAATGGAGTTGTCATTGATATTTGAGAGATATATTCGTTTGAATTGATCATATCCCATATCATGCCAATCTTTTCCGATGTACACATCTTTCCACCGGAGCTTTCCTTCATCCGAAACCGTATAGAATCGAATTCCCGTTTCACCCAATTGTTGGATAAACGTGTTGTCATCAATCTTATCAAGTTGTCCCAATATGATGGATGGTGCAGCATCGTTTAGTTCTTTATACCAATAATAGTCCGTTAATGTGATATCAAGAGGGTCGGTGTCAGGTTTGTTTTGTTTCCATACAGCAATCCAACGCCACGTTGAATCATAGTCCCGAGTGAGATATGAATACGATGGCCATATCGCCATAACGAGATAATTGCCAATGTTCCAAAATTTAAATTGTTCTCCGGGAATAGTTGTTGCGATTCGAATAAAATTCTGTCGGAGCTGTAACTCATTGTAATTTTGAACCGTTGTATTATCTTTGTATTTAAACTTAAGGAATTCAAATACATTTTTCACTCGAGTATTATCCGTATGGAGATTTACTTCATCAACTTTTGTAAGTTTTGATTCATCAAATTTATATAAACGCAACCATTGCTCTGCAGTTTGCGATCCCTGGGAGTCATATATGATCGCGGTATTATTTTGATTCATATTTGTAAAATGTACGATAGGGTAGTCTGTTGATGACCTCCCGACTATGTTATCTTGATACCAGACCTGTTTTACTTCCCCATTTGCATACGATAATACAAGCTCGCGCCCAAGCCGAAACATCATTCCATGAACATATAGGAGTCGATTGACTTTATCATGTCTGACAATCTGAGCTGTATCGGGTACACTTGTGCCAACAGTAAATGATACTTTTACCGTAGCATTTACCTTATGGAATGAAACAGCTTTTACAACCCGATTCCCATTGTTATTGGAAGAATCATTTATAACGAAAGCATACAAATAATCATCGTCCTGCGCAATTGCCATAGATCGAAATACATACGGTAGTTCCGTTGATGCTGTGACAAATCGTTTCACTTCCTTTGTCACCGTATTAATTCTTAGCACAGAATCACCGCACCACACCCATTCGATGGTCGGGTCGGTAGAATCAATCCACATTGCAGTCGCCTTTGAAACTCCATTCGTATCAAAAAACCCATCTACTGAATATCCAAACTGATATCCATACGTTGACTCTGGAAGTTTCTGGTTGCGGAATCGTGTACCTAGGCTCGTGCGTTTATCGTCCGTCGGGTTTTTGTTCCAACCAACATCAATTCGTTCATTTGATACTTTTGCAAGTGTCCTTTTATCATAGAGATATCCATCGAGAATCAAATGTTTTGGCGTCTCAATTGCTTTACATGTCACGTAATCGAGACGAGGATTTGCTTTTGGAAAAATCATTCAATTCCACTCCTCTCTATTCACTCACCAATTCGACTTTGATGTAATTTTCTGCGGCTCCATATACCGTGATTGGAACAGTAAGATCTTCCGACGTTGACGTCTCAACGATTTTCGTTGTTCCATTATCATCGAATTTGATGGCACCAACAGCAACAAGTCGAACTTTAATCGATACACGATTATGATTTTGATCATATACTGAAATTTTATAATTGTTGGATGATGTTGTATTTGGATCTGCCAATACAACATCATCTTTTTCAAAACGATCTTCCACTGTATAGATTTTGGAATTCAATTCATAATATGATTCCGTTTCACAGTGTAATTCATTTGTATTGTAATTAACCCACCAAATAGTTCCATTGATCAATCCCATCGAACAAAGATTCGGTGTTGGAATATCACGCGTCTGAACCAAATTATTATTCTCAAGATCGACACGGAATTCATGAATCGCTTGATCTGCAACATGAAGAAGGAATTTATTTCCGCTATGCGGGATAATATATTCCATATAAAGCTGTGTCATCATACCAGCATTCAATACTTTAATCTTTTTTGGATCCGTTTCGTCAATCTCGCAAATATACCAGCGGGTCATTCTTGTTGGAGGGAATGATGTAAATTTTACCAATCCACGTACACAAGTCATGAAGGTAATAAATTTCGTTTCAGAAAGTTTATATGATATAAATGCCTGGCTCTTCCTAGGATAAGGAATATTATAGGGGGCCGCACTAATATCTCTATAGTGATCGAAGTTTCGCAAAGGGGTAGGAATTTTATCATCCCAAACAATTGTATTTTCTCTTGCAGGATAAGAATCATATGTTCTGTCGTCTGGATTAAATTTAACACATCCCCATTTTATCGGGTTATTCACTATTATATCTACACAATTTAATCCGTAATGGAACCCATTTTTCATTGGGGCTGTATAAGTATAATATGGAATGTCAGTCCAGCTCCAATTATGATGTGCAAAATCCTGCTTACTCCCATTTCGCAATGTCGTTGCTGTTGCCGGATAATTTACTTTATTAGATATATCTTGATGAATTACAGCTCCGCCCGAATTTGTCATCGCAATCGTATGATCGTCTCTATATATGACAGTTGCTCTATATGTTGCATGTTTAAACAGAGTATGATCACTACCGCTAAACATTGGGACTGTTTTGACGTAACTCAATGTATTCTTGTCAAATATTAATGTATACATCCTGTATTGATCCATATTCGGATGCGTAAACGATGAACCCGTTAGCGGTGTCATACCGATAATACCAATATGAATATCATTTACAAAATATATTCTAGGAATCACCATCGAAATATCAACATTTGCAACAATATTCCCATTCCGATCCAATTTTGTTAGTTGTGCAATTTTTGGTTCACTACCAGCATATTCACGTTGTATTCGATTGATGATATAATTTTCATCCGGGTTCGATGGATTTGACCATGCAAATCCCATCCATTCAGAATTGGTGGACCCGTTACTAACGTCAATGAGTCGATCATCATCATAAATTGTATGATAATATGTAACTCCGGCATCAGTAAACGTCGTATGATATGCATCAAGTTTCGATTGGATATACATATAATCATTACAGATGATTGAATTCGCGCATGGGGCAGGAAGTTCAACTGGATTCGAATTAATTAATTTCATATTCGAATCCAATACTTTCCCATCAATAATATATTTATCACGAAATCGTGCCAATCGAACAATAGCCCCTTCGTGTCGCTTTAATGCACTGAGTACAGCCATAATGCATTTCCTCCTTTAATTAAAAGACAATACATCAATCATTACTTTAACATTTCCTTGTAGGGAAATGCTTACATAAAATTCTCGTTCCGGAATTGTAAGATGGTAGGATCCTTTGATTGCTTCAATCAATTCTCCACCATTTCGTCCAATAAATTTAATCTTAGCATCCGATGCCATATTAAGATTTGTGATATCCAATGTTGCCGAGATTGCATTATTGATATGGATGGAGAAATCATAAACGAATTCATATTCAGTTGGAGATTGAATCACCTTTTCGAAATGGGCATTGGTTGGAACATATTGATTGGATAAAATAAATCCAGTCCCATTTGCATTTACAGTCAATACCTGCCCAATACGACGTTTCAAATCATCAACCGAAACATCCGACAATTGGACCAATTTATTGATTTGATTCCGTACGGAAATCGTACCGTTGGAATCAATCGCAATTGTATCACCGTCCGGCTTTACATGACCAATCGTTCCGGTGGTTGCCGGGCGATTGGGATTTTTTACGGACAATACACCCTTTTCACCAACAATCAGCGTTTCATTATCAGGACGAACAATTCCCGCTCTTGCCAACGTGGCATACAGTAGCCGATCTTCCGGAAATGCACCATTCACCCTTGCATTGATGTCGGATAACTCCTGCATAATTTTTGGAGAAATTCGAATCTCTCCACTCGGATCAAGAACGATGGTATCCGTATCTCCGCGATATTCTTTAGTGGATAATACATCGCCAGTCATTCGCAATGTATTATTATCAATCTTGATTACACCACGATTGTTTCCAGATGCGGTTCGAACGGTAACTTTTCCATCCGGCGTTTTTTCCATGGTATCTGGATCAAAAATCAAATCCTGATTCACAATACTCTGATCAAGCAATCGAATTTTTTGTCCATGGATATTGATGTCCGAACGATTTGATTGAATCGCACTCTGTATCTGAGATAAGATTGATTCAACCTTTGCGGAGCTATATGTACGCCGCATCCGAGGACGTGTATCATCAATGATGTCGACCGTAGTTCCAGAACCACCGCCTCCTCCACTGTTAACTTCCGTAATCAGATTAATGAAATGAAGCCCATCCACATCTTTGATCAAAAGTCCAGATGGAGATGGTTTTACATCATCAACCTTAATTTTTTTATCCAACACAGCAATCGAATTCATCGGAAGAATATCTAAATTTTCCTGATCGATGACAATGTTTCCAGAATTATCGGTTTTTGTATTAAAAATCTTTTTTGATGCTGCGGCACCTTGTCCGAAATAATATGCACCAGATTCTCCATAATTGTGTAAAGCAGGAAGTATATCTCCATCATTATCTACATCGAGAACAGCAATCTTGTGTTCGGTATAAATGGTAAGAATATTTGTACCACCAATGGCATCTTTCCGAATGTATTCATCCAGCATTGGTTTCCGTACAACATCCGGTGGAATTGTTGCCGATAAATTTTTTACCGCATCGTCAATTGCTTTGTTGGTTTCTGTTTTTGTATAGGCATCCGCCTTTTTCATGTAGTCTTTCAACCGTTCTTCTTTTACATAAGAAGAGAGATCGATATTTCCAGCAACAGCCTTCACGACTGCATCATCTACATACCGTCGTGTTGCATATTCAGATAGGTCACCCGTTTTCACATACCCTTGTAGAACATCATTCAACTTTGTTGCAGAAATGTAATTCCCAAGTTCGGATTTCAATGTATATTCGGATAGCTTGGTCGTAAGATCATTATTCTTGACATATCGAAGATCCAATTGATCATATCCGCCAATGGCAGGATGAATGGTGGTATTATTAATATGCTCCAGGAATTTCTCCATGGGAGTCATATCATTCCATTTGGCTCGTTCTGCATTTGATGTATGGATCGATTCATTCGTAATATGTGATTGAAGTGTTTCCCGTGCAGAATTCCAATGATTGCGATCCGTATCACTAACATGGACATTATGATCTGTAATATGGTCTTCCAGTTTTCTACGAAGGGATTCATCAAGGAAGCGAATGGTTGACATCACACGATCAAATTCAGCGCGTGTCGCATTTGAAATCGGTTTATCCATATCGGATGTATTGTCAACATTCCCGAGTCCAACTTTAACTAGGAAATCCTTTTCTCGATTTAACAAATTTCTCGGATAAATCAATAACAGATCATCGACATACATACCCATTGCATAATTGATGCGATTGTCTTCTTTGGTTGTCGTCAGACGACCATCATTTCCAAGATATAAGATGCTCTTGTTATCCAACCGCGGAAGCTTCACAGATGCAACGCCATGTGATAATACTTCGAGTTCTGTATCTGATATTTTTTGAATCACAACCAACAATGGTGATTCAATCTGTATCGCACTCTGTGTTGCCAATGAATATTTATGATTTCGATCCACCGTAATGACATCACCAACGTTGATTTTGTTACCAAAATCAGCATCGACATTGATGATTGTTCTTGAACTGGATGAGACATGATCTAATGTATAACGCCGATATTCGATGCGTAAATGTTCAAGGAATCTCCGTAAATCCTCGTATGTGATTTGAGAATGTTCACGATTGAGCATATTCTTATCTTCACCCCTATCAAATGGTGTTGTTTCATTAATAGAATGTGAAAGGGCAATAAAAAAGAAGAGGGGAGAAATCCCCATCTTCTTTTGTGTGTATCGATATACCAACTCATTTATTTTTTATAGAAATAAAAAAATAAAGAGAGGGGGACCATCCCCCTCTCTTTATTTTCAACAGTTGCAGTATGATTCCGGATGATCAGATATCATCAACTGTGTGAGTATTTTGGAAACAGTAGGGGCATCATCATCCTTGAAGCACCGTCTACCCAACAATGATAGTTTCTCATCGTTCAGATTCCCAGATGCAATCATATGTGCAATATCATAATTCCATATCTCAGTAGTAAACAATCCGTTGTTTACCGTATATACTTTGATATAGAATGTTGGATATTTCACGACGACACAATCGTCAATACAGCCGATTGGTTCGATGGATGATGCATTGGGAAATCTAGAATTCCATAATAACTCAATATCTGAAGTGAAGTCAAAGGAAGACATCACTTCACAACGTTGCCATTGAGGTCCTTCTTAACCTTCATCTGGAGGTTCTTCGGCACCGGGCTCTTTGCACGAATCTGTACAGAATCCTTGTACGTAACTTCATACGAGCCGGTAACCTGACCAGTCTTCATGTCGCGGATCTGACCTGTCTTGACCTTACCAGGATTATCAGCAAGATAAATTCCGCCAACAACATTCTCCTGTGCAGGAAGATCAAACTTCTTACCAGTCTTGATCTGCTCCATGACGATATGGGGAATGACCTCTGCGAGATTCTTTGTCGAAATCTCAATGGTGTCAAGGACGCCAGCTTCAGCCTTCTGCGGATACTTTGCAGTATCGAGTGTCTTCTTCAGATCTGCCACGATTGCGCCATGAATAGAAAGCTCATTCTTCGAGCCATCCTTATTCACTGACCCAACCTTATAGCTGGGGTCGTTGACGAGACTGTGCACAAGATCAGCAAAGCCACTCTTACTGAATACACCACGTCCCGTTACCATCTTACCTGCATTCTTACCGAGCAGGTCCTTCATTGTCTTAGCCATTTTTTATTCCTCCTTTTAATATATTAAAATGAATTTAGGATATGGCTTCATCCTATTGTATTGAAAATATATAAGTATCTCAATGCCTTATGATTCCCATACATTTTCACATTGCATATTTTGTTGTCGGAAAAATAAATAAAATAAGAAGGGGAATAATCCCCTTCCTATTTCATTTACTGTAATACGTGTAAATTATACAACCTGCATGTTGACCGTCTTCGTCAACGTAATATCATTATCCAGCTTCCGCTTGTCCTTCAGAACCATTGTAACGGTAACTGGAACTGTGCTACCTGAAGTACCAGGAGCTCCATCAAAGGTGATATTAAGTGTGTATGTAGTAGGATCGTATACGGTTGTGTTTGTAATACTTGTAGGTACCGTCGTGGTTATACTTGAAATATCCCAATCAGTATAGACAATTTGACTATTTGCAGAATTTTCAATATTCATTTTTGTAACCGCAGCGAATTTTGAACTTTGCACTCTGGTGATCTTAATATCAGATTCTGTGAAATTCAACTGTTGCGGTATGATCCGATTTGGATCATGGAATTCAATTTTAACGACCTGAATTGGTTGGAAGTCACTCTTTACGCCATCCAGCTTTACTGGATATTTTACAGAGAGTTCTCGTCCGAGAACAAGATATCCATACCCAGGTGTTGTTGCAGAAATGTAAGATGTTGTCGCACCATCGGTAAGTTTGATCGTACGAAGCCCTTCATCGTTCTGAATCGGGAAGATTCGATAGAGCGCTTTGGCATCAAGTGCTGGCTCATACTCAACAAGAGTATTGACATCATACTGCTTATTGATTTCCAACTTCGTAATTGGTGTCTTTCGCTGATATTTTGTAATATCCGCAAGAGCTGGGCCAACCTGAATATCGAATCGTTTACTCTTCAGCACGATTTCATTTCCGCCACGGGAAATAACAGCATCGATTGTGAAGATGACTTTATTTCCGGTTGGGTTCAACGTCGCCGGATCAATCTTCC